CGATCACCGGTAGTGGCATTCGCACCATCTATAGATAGCCGGGCGTTAGCCCCCGCCGTCAAGGTCGCCCCCACGCCCGAAGTTCCATTGTCGTATGTCGGTGTGTTGGGCAAAGCCCCTGCCGTGGCAAGTTTCACGGCCTCATGCCAGTTGACGATGCTTTCCTGGCTAACCCACTTCAGGCCACCCGTCTGACCGGAATCGGCAACGAGTACCTGCCCGTTCGAACCAGCGGCGAGGCGGGCCGCAGTGTTATCGGCAGTTCCTACAACCAAGTCGCCCTTGGCGTCGATTGTTCCGACATCGATGGCCCCAAGGCCAGTGCCGTAGTTCAGCGAAGTCCATGCTGTGGACCCGTCGCCAATCTTGTACTTGTCAGTGTCGGTCTCGATAGCGAACTCGCCATCGGCCAATGTCGGGTTGTTGGAAGTCCAATTGGATGCCGTGTCCCGTCTGAACTGAATGATTGCAGCCATGAAAACTCCTTACGCAGATGCGCCGTTGATGCCGCCGTCGGCATTGACGTGATAACGAACCGCTGCTGACGCGGTGCCGCCATCCACGACGGTGGTCGAAACTCCTTCTACCAAACGCCACGAACCGCTCGACTTGAAATACAACTTGTTGTTTGTTGTATCGACAGCGATACCGCCGCTGGCAAGAGAGGAGGTCGGGGTCCCAGCGGTAGCCAAAGTGACTACGCCTGCTGCTGCCTGGAATACGTCATCGGTCTTAAGGGTGTTCGCTGCGGAACGGTACAGAGTCGTATCGCCAGCGCCGTCCCCTGCCCCCCAGGTGATCTTGCCGCCAGCGTCAACCGCTACGCGGGCATTTGAATCGCCGGAAACGAATACGTCAAGTGCTGTTGAGGCCGCGGACGAAAACTTCTGTGCGCTGATGCGCTCTACGAACTTTGGCATAGCCTCAACTATCCCTCTGCAGCATTCCCCCGCAAGGGTCCGCTGAAGATGTTGTTATTAACCGATTACAACGACTTTGTAAGCGTTCGTTGCCGGAGCCGAAGCGAAGCCTAGGGTCACAGCGTTCACGCTTGTGCGGTCTACATCACAGATGACTGTTTCCTTCGAGGAGGCGTCATACACCTCGACCATTACGTCGTCTGTGTTGAGACTGTGAGTTACAGCGATCGAAGTAGCAGAACCGTCACCGATCGTGGATGTGACCTTCGTGGTCGCACCAAGGTTTGAACGGGCAGCGGCAGCAGTTGAAGCGCCGGTACCACCGTGGGCGACACCAATATCGGTTGCTTCCCAGGTGCCGGTGCTGATCGTGCCGAGTGAAGTCAGCGACGAACCGGTGACCCCGGAACCGAGGGTGGTTGCGTCCAGGACAGACGAACCGTTGATGTAGAACGCCTTGCCGGAAGCAAGATCCAGATGTTCCGACATTGTCCACGAATCCGTGGAGTTGACCCAGTTGATCGTCTTGTCGGTAGCACCCTTCAAAGTGACGCCACCGCCATCAGCGGTAGCGTCAGACGGGGTAGCGACTGAACCAAGTTCAATGTTTTTGTCGTCAACGGTCAGTGTCGTTGAGTCAATCGTTGTGGTCGTTCCAGAAACTGTGAGGTTTCCAGAAACAGTCAGGTTGTTGCCGATTGTGACATCGCTCGGGAGGCCAATCGTGACCGCACCGGTAGAAGCGGAGACATCAACCTCGTTGGAGGTGCCAGCGACAGACAAGACGCCGTCATTGACGAAGTCGATTGTGCCGTCAGCGTCCTGGTAGGTGACCGTCATACCGGTTTCGGTATTGCCAGTGACCATCGCTCCAGCGACATCCTGAGTTGCCTCAGTGAAATCAGTAACCGCGGTTGACGGGATCGCTATCGTGGTATTCGCTGCTGCGGTCAAACGACCGTAGGTGTCAACTGTGTAACCAGGGACTGCTGTAGCAGAGCCGTAAGAAGCAGCGGTGACGCCAGAGGCCGTAAGGGTAAGATCGATAGCGCCATCACCGGCATCGTCGTAAGTGGCGGCGATCCCAGTGTGAGAACCGTTCGTCGCAACCTGAGCACCAGCGACATCCTGAGTTGCCTCAGTGAAATCAGTAACCGCGGTTGACGGGATCGCTATCGTAGTGTTTGACGCAGCGGTCAAACGACCCTGAGCATCAACGGTGTAGCCGGGGACCTCGGTAGCGGAACCATACGATCCGGCACTGACGGCCGTGTTCGCCAAAGCAATCGAAACCGTTCCTGTCGTCCCGCCGCCCGTAAGTCCGGTGCCTGCGGTGAGCCCCTGGAGGTCGCCACTGGCGTCAACCCAGGAGGAACCATTGTAAAAGAACATGGCCCCGCTAGTGGTGTTGTAATAAATCTGTCCAGAAACGGGACTGGACGGAGCGGTGGCTAGGTTCTCTATACGAGCCTTAACCAACTGGTTCTGATTGAGGTCAAGATTGACCAGATACTTAGCCATTTACGTCTCCTGGGGGGATCGCCTTACTAAGAAAGATACATCTTCCCGCCAAACGACTGTGCGAAGGTCGCGGTGAGTTGGTTGTCGCTGTTGTACACAATGTCGCCGAAACACACGGTTTCGGAGGTATCGACCACGGTGACGTTGGGTCTCCACCCGAGATTGTGGGTGATCGTCCAAGTCGCTGAAGGGCTCTGCTGCGTGTGCGTGTATTTGGATTCATTCCGCACTTCTTCGATCGCCGCCTGAACGCTCGTCGCTGAGATCCCGCTCCCCGGAGCAAACGAAATACCCGTAGCGGAAGTGCTAACACTGTCGACATAGGCCTGCGTGGCATACGAATACATCGTGATCGGAGTCACCGCCGGGGTCACATCAGCAAGATCCATAGTTGCCCCGATGGAAGCGCTGGGGACTTCGGTGCTGTACTTGTTCTGCCCAGCCCCATCGATGTTCTCTGTGACCTCGTAAGTCACACCAGTTGGCTGCGTAGTCGAATCATCGGTAGCGGCAAGGTTCACTGAGAACGTGCCGGAACCATTCAATGTCCCAGTAGTCAACGTCGGAGCGATGATCTGGTTGTTCGACGAGTCCTGCATCGTGGTCGACGCAACGAACGTCACGTTCCCTGAAGCAGCGGCCCCTCCAGCAGTTAAGAAAGTTCCAGTTACGGTAATTGTCGTGAAAGCCATCAGTTCCCCTGTGTTACGTCAACCACGAGCGTGTGCTGGCAGGTGTTCTCTTCTGGGTTGGCGAACCTTTGAATATCGGTGACTCGACAACCAAAAATCTTCTTATCGGCACCCGTTAGAGTGGCGCTATCAATAGCGCTTAGAACGCTGTCGATCAGAGTGACATCTTCAGCATTTAGAAGTTGCCATAAATAAACGTGCATTAGCCTGGTGCGTGCCGACACTGCACCGTCTCCGACAAACGCTGGGATTCTGGCCAAATCGTCACTGAATGTTACGAAGGGCGCATCTACAGCGTCAGGAGCGGCGTCCCTGTACACCTTTGTTGTAATATTTGTAATATTCGCATCCACGATTGCGGTGCGGAGTGCTGAAGCGACGCTTGCCATAACTAAGGCCTGATCGCTGCCTGTTGGCCAATAATTGTTACCGGCAGAGGGCTTGACGCCGCGTATCGTTTCGCAGCGGCCCTTTCGGCTGCGGCGAACACGATCGCTGTCGGGTAAGCGATTTTGCTTGCAAGAACCTGCCTGTCGCGTGCAGCGACCGTCCATACGGGTCGGACAGGTAGCCCGCCGTAGCCGAATTCATGTTCAGGGGCGTAAGGGCTCGTTGAGAACACCTGGATAATAGTTTTGGTGCCGCCTTTAGCGAACTGGCCTGTTTGAAGGTTCCTTGCGGCAGACCTACCAGATGTGAATCCGACACTGTTTTGCAAATCCCCAGTTTGTTTCGCTGGGGGCGTCCCGGGAGCAGACGAAATAACGACCTTGCCTAACTTCTTATGGAAGTATGGCCGCCCTCCGCCGCCGGGATGGCCGTACATGTCCTTAATCGTTTTTGAGTACTTGGTGCCGACTGTGCCGCCCGCTGCCTTCAAACCATGGCGCGCCCCATCGTTGAAAACACGCATGGCGTTAGCGAGAATCAGGGTCGACATATCTGGGACTGGCCTAGGCATTAGGAACGCTGCCCCCGTAGAAAAATACGCAGGTGTGAATGTGTGTGCTGAATCGCGTCAATGTCATAGGTGCCGTTTAGGAATGCGTCCTGGCCAACTACAACAATCTGGTCGGCGTCAGTGACCGTGGTCCCCAGGGGAAGCCATGCAATTACCGTGGACTGGTACGACGGCTGCCCAGCGTCATCGATTG